CCCGTTGGTCACGGAACACCTACAAGAGACTTCCATCTCTTGTAAAGAGCCGTCCCACGGAGCCGTCTCGTCGCACCTCTTGTCGTACAGGTTGTTTAACCTGTGCGATAGAAGCTGCGTCGAACCGACACCGCGGAGGCGATATGTCCTCGAACCAGCAAGTTTGGACAGCTTGCTGGTCCGGTCTTGTCCATGCTGGCTGGGACTCTCTCCAGTGTAGCTGGTACCTTCACTCTTGGGTTTGCCGGACTCTCCCCACTCGTGGGTGGGAGTTCGTCGCCAAAGAGTTGAAGGCACTGGCCCACTGCGTCCGGTCGGGCGCTCTCGGTTCCCCCGCCCCGAAGTCTCCGCTCATCCGTAAGGATGTGCTCGAGTGCTTCGTGGGCTTGGGCCGATTGCGGCCGACCGACGGCTTCGCCTTCAGCCGCCTTTCCCGAGCACTCCCGCGGCCCCGTCCTGGGACTGTCCGCACGGCGTGCTTGGCGGCGGCTGAAGTGTCGAAGCGAGAGTTTCCCACATCGGGTGCGATCTTGGGCAGGATCCGTCGGCACGTGGCCGATGGGTCCCGAGCTCTCTCCAGGAGAGCCCGTAATCCAAGATCGTTCCCCTCCAGTACGTCGAGCTGCTTTGAGTGGCCTGCCACTCAAGGCGGCGTTGATGGCTTCTTGTACGAGCTGGGTTGCGCGTGTGAGGCGGGCTCCCATCCGGATTCTAGAATCTCGGATGTTGTGGAACGCCGGCTCAAGCGCGCCGATCTCCGGAGGTACGGCGATGACTCGCTGGGTCGCTTCTGTCTTGAAGCGTCCGCGGTTGTCATCGCGCCGGAGACCGGACCAATCAGCTCGGACATCCGTGTGGCCTATCGAGCGGCTGGGCTCCTCGCCCTTCGCCGTCACCGTTACCTTCGTGGTATTGGTGCGCGGTCGAGGATGGAGGGCCTGCCGTCCCCGGGGATGAAGGTTCGTGTCGTCGGCGTACCTGACGCACTTACCTTCGTCGAAGGGGATTGGATCCGTCGGTCGTGCCCAATGCTTCCTAGGAATCATTGGGTCCCGCCGGCGGACCAGCTCGAGCAACCACACGGCCTCGGCCACAGGTGGGGTTCCGAGTACTTCAGTCTTGACCTTTCGGCCGCGACTGATGGACTCTCCCACTCTGTGGTCGAGGAAGTCATCAACGGCCTCTCCGCCTCGGGCTGCATCCGTCCAACGGATGTTGCCTTGGCAAAGAGAGGTCTCGGCGTAGGCGGATCGCTCACTCGCTGGTTCTCTGAACACGCGGGTGAGTGGTACGCCAGGAGGGGATCCCCGATGGGCACTCCTCTTAGCTTCGTGGTTCTTTCTTGGGTGAACGACTGGGCAACCAGTGCGTTCTCCTCGGCTCGCCACCATGGGGACGACGCGGTCGGCCGCTCCTTGAACTCGTACGAGTTCGAAGAGTACCAGGCCGGCATTGCCGCCGTTGGTGCGAGCGTGAACCGGGCCAAGACCTTCACGTCGTCGTCCGCTTGGACGATGTGTGAGGTCGCGGCCTGGCCCCGAAAGAACCTGAAGCTCGGAACGGTGGTCTTCGTTCCCCCTCCTTGTCCGCCTCCGGGCCTGCGGGCACCGGTCTCTGCTGAGCGCAGGACCGGGCGGCGGTACCTCAAGAGACAGGAGAGGGTGATGAAGACACTCTTCCCGTGGTGTGCCCGTGACCCTCGGCTCCGCCTTCCGGCGTGCGTGGGGGGTCTGGGCTACACGGGAAGGGGGCTGGCGGTACCCCGCTCGCTTCGAGTTCGACTCGGCTCCTTGGTTTCCAAGGGCCCCGAGTATCTCGTTGCGAGAGGGTTCCACAGCCGAAAGCCGTTCCGTGAGGAGGGCCTCTATCCCCGACCTCTGGCACCTGTCCCATCGAAGCCCGCAGCGTACTTCCGTGCGCTCCGGGCTGTTCGTCAAGATCCTCTCGAGGATCCTGAGGGGGAGTCTGTGCCAGTCTCTTCGCTTGTTACCTTCGAGAACATCCTTGTGGAAACACAGTATGTTCTTAATGAAGGCTTCAAGCTGAAGAGGCGAAGGGTCGGAGATAGACCAGCAAGGACAAAAGTGAAGACCCTGTTCCGCGCTTCTCCGTGTCCCCGCGCTCCCCCTCTTTCGAGAGGTGGCGGCGTGGGAGCACTGGAGCGCTGGGCCGTCAAGCTTCGCAGCATGACGGTCAGGGTCTTCTCGGACGTAGCCTCTGAGATTCGGGATCGAATCCCAGACCCCG